ATGCGCTGCGCTCCCGTCCCTCTCGAGATCCCGCCGCACCTGGTCAAACAGGCACGCCTCTACGCGGCCGGTCGAGGATCTACCGACCTCGAGGCCGTCATGCATGTGCTCGAGGATTACCCTCGGTTGGTTTCTGAGGTTCGCCAGCTGCGCAACAGGGCGTCGCAACTGGATGAGGAGGGCGCCGCCCTGGACGCCCGTCTTGAGGCCTTACAGGTGGCTTGTAGGGCTATCCTTGAGCTTTAGGCAGGCACTATCCTGAATCTGTCGCCCTTGTTGATTGGAGCAGCTGACAGGTCAGACATTACGGCGTCGGCGATTTCGCGCGTCATGGTTGTTCCGTCGCCGATTCTTTTCCAGGTCCGCTTCCCTTTGCTGCAGCGCTCGACATAGTACAGTTTATTTCCGCCTCGTAACGATAATTCAGTTTCGGCGCTTTGCGCCCGGTCTCTCAACGCCTTGATCTGGCCGTTTTTCATCTCCAGATCTCTTTCCAGGTTCCTGTTCGCGCGTTCCAATTGCTCGACGCGCTCTAGCGCCGTGGCCAGCTCGGCGCGCAGATCCTCGGCAACGGCCTTATGTACGTTTTCGTTACGTTGCGCCTTTTGGCGTTCGCGGTAGAGTCTCTGCCGCTCGGCGTTGCTCAGCGCCTGACCGGTGGCAGGTCGACCGCGTCGCGGCTTGGCCGGCTGCTCGTCCAGGGGGAGGGATAGGGTCTGGCGTTCTGCTTGGTCGATCATGGCGGTGGGCTCCGTTCCGTTTCGCTATGGTCTAATTATAGTAACGTAACGATAAAAAGGCCAGCGTAACGTAACGGAAATTCATTGTATGTTCTGATCGACCGCCCCGGCCCGATAGATATAATGCAACGTAACGATAATTTCCGGTGGCCTCGACCTCGGCGTAGCCGATTAGTCGCCTGCACGCCCTTGACTGATTGCCTCGCGGTTCCCGCGACGGAACCCGCGCAGCGGCCGGTCTCCCGTCAACGCAAAAGCCCCCGACGGCCTGCATGGCCACCCAGGGGCTCTCCGCGATTCTCGTCCTGCTGTCCCGTTCCGATCTCGACCCGCGCCCTGATTTCCAACCTTGACCGCTCCGAGCGCCTGTCCGGCAGTCTCCCAAGATCGTCAGCGGCTGATCTGGTCAGGTCATGGTAATTGCGGCCGTTCAGCCGCGCTTTTGGCTTTTCCCGGCGCAGCCGGGTCCACCATCTCTAATGGTGGACTCTTGTCTAACGGTTAGACTTTTGCTCGTTTTCTAGCCAGCCTTCCGGCACTTCGATGAACTCAATCTGAGCGCATTTTGCAGACAGCTTTTCCCTAACCCCTGCTTGGAATGCCTTCGTGTTGATGGCGTCGGCAACCATCCTGCACTGCTCTTCCCGCTCTAGGTGTACAGGTGGCTCTAGGTGTGGATATTGGCTTGGGATTGGGTCTGCGACTGTGATCAGCAGCGCCCACGCTGTTGATCCAACTGTTCCCATCACTGATCAGTCCTTCTTCAGTACTTCTTCGCGGTATTTCATTACGTCCTTTGTGGTTATCTGGTTCAGATATTTCCACAGCGTAGCGTTCACCAGGTCGGCTTCGGCTATGTCTTCTCTCGTCTCGACGATCATGTTTATCCGTCGCTCTTTGATCGAATCGGCGAACTCGTCCCGCACGCGGTAGGGCTTTGTCACGGTCTTCATCCTGGTGTTCCTCTGATGCTGGTTATTCTGTCACGTGTTGCTTTGTAACGCGTTACGGCGTATAAGTTCCGCCATCGCGTAACGCGTAACGCTGTAACGGACACTCAGCATGCTCGACAAGATTCATCTCTTCGTTCCATTCCGCGTCGATGCCATCGCTACCAGCACGGGTAAGCGAGGCAACGAGCTGCTGGTGATCGACCTGGAAGCCCTGGGCGTTCCGCTTCGCGCTACCAGTGTCTTGCCGGACGGGAAGGGCGGTTATCACGTCGAGGATCTGGGGCATGCCTGGGAATCCCTGTCCACCGGCTTCACGCCGCTGGCCTTCAAGGTGTTTCACCAGTCGCTGGGCAAGCGCGTGCAGCCCGGCGTCGAGCTGAAAGCCAGCCCGGCCAAGTTGCTCCAGGGGCACAACGTGTTCGGCCCGACCTCGATCCGCAAGGGCGGCGAAGTCATGCTGAAGTGGCTCGCCGGCTCCTACCCGAAGCTCTTCGCGCTCCTGGACTGGCAATCGGCCGAGGTCTACGGGATCGACTGCACCTATTCGGCCCGCTTGCCCGATGAGCGCACCGCGCTTCAGTTGGTCCAGGCGCTGCGCGGCGTCAGCAACGGCCAGACCCGGAACCGTGGCGACGACTACGAGACCACGGCTTATTGGGGCTCGAAGGAGACCCGTCTGCGCAAGCTCAAGGCCTACCTGAAAGGGCCGGAGTTTCGTCGCCAGCTCGATGAAGCCATCAAGGCCGCCCGATCCTATGGCGGCTCGAACTTCGTTCCATCCCAAGCGTTTGCAGCCCACCGGCTGCTTGCGGTTCTCCAGAACCCGGCGCTCCAGGAGTGGGCCGAAAACCTGCTGCGACTCGAAGCGACCGTCATGCATCGCTGGATGGAGCGCAGAAACATCCCGACGAATCTATGGGCCTTGTGCGATTACCAAGAGCGACTGGTAGAGCAGGGCACCTGTTTTATTCAGTGGTGTTGGGAACAAGTAACGAAAGAACTGTTTGCGGCCTTTGAAGGTATCTCCATGCGAGTAATTAACGATGACAAAGTGCTGGCCGCACTTAAAGCCCGGTGGACCAAAGAAACGAAGTCCGGGAAATTGTCCGAGGCCTATGCGCTTAATTTGTTCCGCACATATCGCAGCCTTAAAGAATACGGCTGGGAAGAAACTATGGCGTCGATGAATCGGGCCAGCTTCTACAACCATGTTCGTGACATTTGCGAATGCGGCCTTTCGAAAGCCGCCTTGCAGAAGTTGAAGATGGATGACCAGAAGAACAACGTCGTTCCGATCTTGCGCTTTCTGCAAGTTGACTTCAGCGCTCAGCGTCCTGACTGGTACGTCGAGCCATCGGTAGAAGCCGCATGATGGCCGCAACTATCAACGTCCTGGTGATCACCATGTGCGGACTGTTGGCAATTCACTTTCTCGGGCGCTGGGCCCGTTCATAACCGAGGTAAACAACTATGTTGGTACAAATGGGCCTGTGCAAAGGCATCACTTCCAAAGAAAAGATGAACGGCATCATCGAGCATTACTTGGTGCTGACTGCTCCAGGGCGTGACCAGTTCGGCCAAGAAACCGAGCAATCGGTAGGGCTCAAAGTTTCTAAGCGTCAGCTTGATGGCGGCATCGAGAACGCTTACAAGGCGTACATCGGCAAACAAGTTGCCGTCCCCGTATATGCCAAGGCGTGGAAGTCCAAAGCAGGCACCGCTTTCGGCATGGACCTCTGGCTCTCCGATGACGGCCTGCCAGTTCCCGTACAGCGCGTGCAGGCCCGTCCTGTCTCCGCTGCTAGCTAAACAACAATGCCCCCTCTTGCAGCTCGCCTGCAAGCGGGGGTAGGGGGGGTTAAATGGAATTCATCGCGTGTTCTGGTACATGGTTTCGCACTCCAGCCGGATACCTCGACTGCGAAGGCGAACTGTCAACCATGACACTCGAAGAAGTGCGCAACATATCGTTCGCACAAATGACCGGTGAACAGAAAGCACAACTTACCAGCAGCCTGATCACCTTCTTCGTTCTGATCTTCGTCCTGGTGAAGCTCAGACGTCTCGCATAAAGGAGCAATACCCATGAAATACATGACTCAACTTCGCAAGTTCGGTTCTCGCGCTGCCCTGGGCGTTACCGCTCTGACCGTTTCGGCAATGTCGTTCGCAGCCGTCGAAACGATCGACACCGCCGAACCCATCGGCCAGATCGCCGAAGGCTCGACCGCTGCGGTGGCTATCGGCCTCGCCATGATGGCTTTCGTCATCCTGGTCGGCGTGCTGATCAAGACCCGCCGCGCCGGCTCCTAAGCCGTCCTCCCGGCGTGCCGGCTTCCCGCCGTGCACGCCTTTTTTTTGCCCGGAGTTTGTAACCATGGAGAAGTCAAAATGTTTTGGGCAGACCCGAACAACTGGGTTTATTTGGTCGTTATTGGCGGCTTTGCTGCTTTGGCATTCGCCCGCTAGTGCTGAGGATTTTTACTGGAGATATGAGAATTCTCCAGCTAAGTATGATTCTAAAATTTCTGCCTGCGCGTCCGGCTCTACTAGTCACAAGCGTTTTTTACGCGCCGATAGTATTAGCGAAACAGCCGCAGACTGTATTTATGAGACGTGTTGGAACGCAACATACTCAATCGCTGCCTGCCCTTTGTTTGATGACACTGTGAGGTTTCGCGAAAGTAAATCTGGTGTAGCTCGTCGCTCTGGAACATCTTGTCCGCCTGATACTGAATACAACTCCACAACTGGCGAATGCACTGCACCCGAAGAAGACAAATGCCTTCCCACTTATGGCAATCCTCTTGATCACGAGCACTATCTTGGCCCGATTGTTTTGGGGGTGTTCCCTGAGTCTTCTCCGCCTGCCGCTCTTTGCAAGGACTCCTGCCAATATGATGGCTGGGAACTTATAAAGCAGCCGTATCGTTATAAGTCTGGAACTCCTCCGGGTGCATTTTCGGCTTATCGTTATTTTGGGAATGGCCAGGAATGCACAGCGGGTGACGCTGAAGCTTCAGCGCCTGGAGCTGGCGAAGCGCAAACAGAGAATAATAACAAGTGTGACAACAAGGTTTGCATAACTACCGATCAGAACGGTGTTTGCCAGAATTTTCAATATTCTTGCGAGGCCAGCGAAACGCATGCGGAACCGTCAACAGGTTGTGATTTTGGCAAGGTTAATGGCGAGCCTGTTTGTATTCCAAACAGCCCCGGCCCCAAGCTAACTGCGAAGGACGTTAAGACAGATGTTGAAGAGAAAATAAATGAGGATGGCTCGAAGGATACGACCACAACTACAACAACAACCACGACAAACTGCAATGGCGCCGGTTCTTGTTCATCTTCGACCACAACCAACGTCAACAACAAGCACACCAACGCCGATGGCTCCGATGGTGGTGAAAGTTCCACCTGTACCGGTCCCGACTGCAAGGACTCCAGCGGCAAGTCACCCAACGACAAGAAACAGGAACAGGAAGAGAAGGAAGAGAACGAATCTAAAGTCTCCGGCGATGCGTCCTGCGCTGCTGTTCCAAGTTGCACCGGCGATGCCATTCAATGCGCGATTCTTCGCCAGACCCACACTCAGCGCTGCGCTGAAGAGAAGTTCCAGGAAGTGGACGCCGAAGAGCTTGTGGCCGGTGTTTCCGGCGACATGTCAGGCGATGGATTCCAGCCATTTGGGGAAGGGGAGCGGGGCAACTTCGACCTGGCCGGAATGATCGACACCAGTTCCACGATAGGCGGTTCCTGCCCAGCGCTTCCCCCGATTACCTTCACCATCAGGGGTGTCACCAAGTCGGTCGAGTTCGGCACCGTCATGGCTGAAATCTGCAAATACGCCTCCTGGTTTTCATTCTTGATGGTCGCTTTCGCCATGCGGCGTGCGGCCGAAATCGTGGCGGGAGGCATGGCCTGATGCAGATCATCATCCAACTGTTTTTCCGGCTCCTGGGCGTTGCGGTTGTCCCGCTCGGCTGGAAGCTGCTCAAGGGGCTCGGCTTTATTGGCGTGACTTATACCGGCGTGCACCTGGTCATGGATCAGGCCCGCGATTACGTCTTCACGCACTTGATGTCGATGCCAGGGGAGTGGATCCAACTGATCGGCCTGCTCAAGCTGGACGTGTGCATCAACATCCTGTTCTCGGCCTATATCGCCCGCGCTGTGCTGTGGGGCATGGACAAGGCCACCGGCAGCAAATCTGCCATTCGTTGGGGAGGGAAGCTCTAATGCTCTATTTGCGTACCGGCCTGCCAGGCTCTGGCAAGACACTCAACACCATCCGCGAGATCGAGCTGGAGCACGGTCCCGATCCGAAGAACCCCGGCAAGCCACTGCGGACGGTTTACTACTACGGCATTCCCGACCTCGACACCGACAAGCTCAAATGCAAGTGGGTCGAGTTCGACACGCCCGATACCTGGTACGACCTGCCTGACGGCTCGATCATCGTGATCGACGAAGCACAGCGGGTTTTCGGTGCTCAGGATGGCCGCAAAGCGCGTCCTGAGAAGGTTGCTCGCTTCGAGACGCACCGACACCAGGGCTTCGATATCTACCTGATCACCCAGCACCCGTCGCTGGTCATGAGCCACGTTCGCAAGCTGGTCGGCAAGCACATCAACATGTACCGCCCATATGGCGGCAAGCGCCTGCTGCGGCACGAATACGAGTTCTGCATCGACAGCCCCGAGAAGCGCAGCAACTTCAAGCTTGCCCAGGAACGACGTATCAAGCTCGATCCCAAGTACTTCGGCGTGTACAAGTCGGCCACGGTGCATACGCATAAGTTCAAGCTGCCTAACTATGTGTGGTACATCCCGGCATGCCTGGCGGTCATTGGCGCCTGTCTCGGCTGGGTCTGGTACACCTACGATGTTGGCGGCTCTGACGCCGAATCCGTTGCTGCTGAGCAGCCCGCAGCGCCTGCGGCATCGTCCGGCCTGAACCTCTCGCTCAACCCGTTGGAAACGGTTTCCAGCTCGTTCAGCCTGGGTCAGCCACTGACCGATCAGCAGTACCTGGATAGCTTCGTTCCACGGCTTGATGACGTGCCCATGTCGGCGCCGCGATACGACAGGCTGACCGAGCCGAAGTCGTTCCCACGGCTCGTTTGCGCCTCCAGTGATGACCCTCGCGTGATCGATCGAGCGCGAACAAAGGGCTCGCCGGTGGGCTCCAGGAATGGCCGGGAATACACCTGCCAATGCTACAGTCAGCAGATCACCCGGATTGAGACCACGGCAGAGTTCTGCCTTCAGGTGGTGGAGCATGGCTTCTTCGACGACACGCGGCCCGATCTCAACCAGGTGGCCGGAGCAGGTTCCATGTTCAGCTCCAGCAGCACGGCTGCTGCAACTGGGCGAGTGCCCGCAGCCCAGATGCCGCAGCCGGCTCAATACGTGCCCAAGCCCGTTGTGACGGCTGGTGGTGGAAAGCCTGGGCATCTGTGGTGA